CAAGGAATTACTTCTTTTAAATTGCAATGAAGGAGATACATATGCCTAAACTACCACGCTATGTACAAGAACGAGCTTCACCCTCTGGGGTGATCTCATACCGCTTTAACCCGCCACAGAACCTTGTTGATGAGGGTGTGGTAAAACGTGAGGAATATGGAACAGACTTAAAACAGGTACGCAAGATTGTTCGTGATCACAACAAGGCGATTGACACATGGCGTGAAGAACAATCACAGATTGTACGAATAAAGTCTAGCAGCAAGGTTACTGATCTCATTAACTATTACTACATGTCTAATGATTTCAATGCCTTACGTCATACAACTAAGGTTGACTACAGGTACTTTCTAACTGTGCTGCACCAGACTATGGGGTGGCGTAAGTATGAACACGTTACCTCTAAAGTTGCAAAGCAAGCATACGAAGAGTGGGTCAAACGTGGCATCAGTTTCGCTAATCATGCGGCAACATGTGCCAGTAGAGTGTACAACTATGCAATACAGATGGAGCATACTACATACAATCCTTGGGCAAACATCAAGCGTAAGTCACCACAACAACGTAAGGTAGTGTGGACACATGATGATGTTGTCAAGTTTCTTGACGTAGCATACAGCGACTTTGAGTATCGTAACATTGGCCTGATTGTTCAGATGGCATACGAGTGGTGTCAGAGACTAGGTGACATGCGTATGTTGACATGGGATAACATTGACTTTCGTACACAGAAGCTCACTCTTGAGCAGAGTAAACGTAGGGCTGACGTAGAGCTACCAATATCAGAGGATCTATTACACATGTTGAACGAACAGCGTAATGACTTTGGTTTTCAAGACTACGTTGCCCCACATCCTAGACCTACGGATGGTTCGTATAACCCTTATGCTATGGAGAGACTATCCAAAGTGGGTAGACGGGTAATGCGTTTAGCTAAACTACCCGAAGAGTTACGTCTTATGGACTTACGTAGGACAGGTGTAACACAGATGGTGGATGCTGGTGTACCATTGCCCCAAGTTATGGCGGTGACAGGACACAATCATGTGTCTTCTGTGAAACCATACATGAAGCATACGTACATTAGTGCAAATAGTGCCTTGACACAGAGAAATGTAAGTGTATCCTTGAGTGGAGCGAACAACATAGAAAGTGATACAGCATGAATATGAATGATCTTATACATGATTTAGGACTAGCTAATGGTCAAACTAAACGTATGACATGCCCGTCATGTAATACTAAGAATACATTTACTATTACTAATAATATGGGTAAGATCATATGGAACTGTTACAAAGCTGGGTGCAGTGTGTCGGGTGGCACACGTACTCAACTGACTGCTGATGACATACGTAAGTCATTGGGTAGTGTTGCAGAAGAGACACATGTATCAACATTCTCAAAACCAGATTGGTTTGTACGTGATGATGCAAAGATCAGAGACTTCTGTGACCAGTGGGAGCTAGACCCACAAGATTTAGGCTTGTTGTATGACGTTAAGGAACATCGTGTGGTGTTCCCTGTTATACACAACGGAGTTACAGTCGATGCCACAGGCAGATCACTAGGTAAACGTATACCTAAGTGGAAAAGATATGGTAAAAGTGACTTGCCATACGCTTCTGGACGTGGTAAAACGGCTGTAGTTGTTGAGGACTGCGTAAGTGCTGCTATTGTAGGTGATGGTGGTGTATATGTCGGGGTCGCAGTGTTGGGTACATCATTGTCCAATGGACACAAGAAGTACTTGTCGCAGTTCTCAACAGCAATAATTGCATTAGACCCCGATGCGTTACCCAAGACACTGCAGTTTGCACGAGAGCTACGTCAGTATGTGGATACAATCAAGATCCTATACTTACGTGACGATTTGAAATACCGTAACCCTACCGACTTTGAAAACCTTACAACACTAGGAGACACATAATGGAATTATCATTGATACGTAGTCTGATGGACAAAGACTTCTATGACGAGCATCGTGGTGCACGTTGTCCTGACAGACTATTCAGTAAAGATGTACGCAAGATCAAGCAGTCTATTGACACTGCTATGGATCGTTATGAACGTACAGTTACACCAGCAGAGATTGAGGCATTGTTCATGGCGAACAACCCCACTCTTACAACAGCACAGAAGACTGCTTACAGCCACCTGTTTCGTCAGGTAAGCAAAGAGCAGCCAATGGGCAGTGACGTAGCACAAGAGGTGCTGTCTAAGCTGTTCCAACAGGTAGTAGGTGAAGACATTGCCAACCTTGGCTTTGACTACGTAAACGGTGACAAGACTAGCCTTGAGCCATTGCGTATGATGCTTGAGCAGTATGGCGATGACTTCACACCTAATCTAAATGTTGAGTGGGAAGACATTGACTTTGATACCATCATGGAACTCAATGACCTTGAGGCACGTTGGATATTCAACATCCCTACATTGACACGTAAAGTTGAGGGTATCAATGCTGGTCACTTGATTGAGATAGGTGCACGTCCTAACACAGGTAAGACATCCTTTCATGCATCACTTGTTGCTGGACCTAATGGGTTTTGTGATCAAGGTGCACGAGTAATTGTACTGTGTAATGAGGAAGGTTATGGACGTGTAGTAATGCGTTACATCAATGCTGTAAGCGGCTATGACAAACACCAGTTAAAAGATCCACAGATTAGAAAGAAAGCACTACAATCTTTTTTAAAGATTAAACCTAATCTAATGTTTAAAGATGCGACAGGTCGTGACATGAATTGGGTTGAGTCTGTATGCAAGTCTTACAAGCCAGATATTATCATACTAGACATGGGCGATAAGTTTGCCCGTACTGCTGGGTTCTCACGTCCTGATGAAGCACTCAAAGCTAACGCCATACACGCACGTCAGATTGCAAAGCAACAAGAGTGTGCAGTATTTTACATGTCTCAACTGTCTGCTGATGCAGAAGGTAAGGTTGTACTCAACCAAGCCATGATGGAAGGGTCACGTACAGGTAAGGCAGCAGAAGCTGACCTTATGATTATGATCTCCAAGAACCCTACAATTGAGGGTCAAGAGGAAGAAGACAATCAACGCCACATCAATGTGGTAAAGAACAAACTGTCTGGTTGGCATGGCATTGTTCACACAGATCTTGAGTATAAGATAGCGAGGTATGTATCGTGAGTGAGGCATTAACAGCATTAATGATACTACTATTTCTAATCTGTGGTATCATATGGATAATAATAAGTGAGGTAAATAAATGATACAAACATTTTACGTAGATCACATGGGTACAGACTTATCTGTGGCTAATGCAGCACGAGTAAGTTTTGGTAAACGTAGTGATCTGGATTGGAGTGACCCTTGGAGTCCACCCAAGTTGAAAGACAAGGACGCCAAGCTCATACGTTACTTAGCCAAGCATAAGCACATCAGCCCCTTTGGGCATTGCTTTGCCAGCTTTCATATCAAGGCACCAGTGTTTGTAGCACGTCAGCTAGTCAAGCATAAGTTTCTGCGCTGGAATGAAATCAGTCGTAGGTATGTGGACAGTGAGCCTGAGTTTTATGTACCTACAGAATGGCGTGGGCGTAGTGCCGACAAGAAGCAGGGCAGTGAAGGTGTTGTACCTATCTCTGGAGAAACTATGAGGGTTGCCTCTAAAGCATCTATGTGGTCAATTAGAAACTATACAGCATTACTTAATGCAGGTGTGTGTCCAGAGCAAGCACGTATGGTACTGCCACAGAGCATGATCACTGAGTGGTACTGGTCAGGTAGCTTAGATGCATTTGCTGACATGTGTAACCTACGCTGCAAGCCTGACACACAGTACGAGACACAGGTTGTAGCTGGACACATTGACACAGAGATGTCTAAGCTGTTCCCTGTGTCGTGGAAAGCATTAAGGGAGAACGAATGATGAGAGGTAACATTGACGGTGCAATCAAAGCGTCAGCTATTGTAGCTTTACTTATAGCAGCACCACCTGTGTTGATAGCTATGACGTATGACGAATACCCAAAGTATTGCAAGCTGTCTATCTTGCTACCATGTATAGGAGTGAACGATGAGTGAAATTAAAGTAACAGACATAGAAGAACACGAGGATGGCAGTGCTACACTGCAGGTAGAGTGTGCCCCTGAGATATTCGCAGCTATCTTTAACGTAGGATTTGTTGAGTTAGTAAAGAAAGGTCTGGAAGATGAGAGGTGGCAGACCTGTGTAAGTTGCGGTGGCCCAGCACAGAACGATACCTGTGGCTTCTGCTTAGAGGAAGAGTAAGATGATTAAACCCATGACGCAAGAAGAAAGAGAACGTGCAACTGAGAGGAGACTTACTAATATGACTACATCAAAATCAATATGCGAGATACGTTTACATAATGCTATGATACGTAACAACTTGACACTAGAAGAGTGCATAAATGCCATAGATACATATGCAGAAGATAAAAAGTTTCATGAGCATCTTGACAGTCTGTACAATGTAGAACAGGATACATGGGATGATTGGCACGATGGAGATATAAAGTAGGAGACAATATGATACTGACCCTTGACGTAGAAAACACAGTAACTAAACGCAACGGCAAGATGCACCTTGATCCGTTTGAACCAGACAACACACTTGTAATGGTGGGTATGCTAGATGATCACATGAATGAAACGATTGTAACGTTTGATCACGCAGAGCAACAACCCACCACAGATGGGCGGCGTATTGTTCAGGATGCACTGGACTCTACCCGCCTGTTGGTTGCACACAATGCCCCTCACGATCTTGTATGGTTGTGGGAGTCAGGCTTTACTTATGACGGTGACATCTTTGATACCATGTTAGGCGAGTACGTATTGCAGCGTGGGCAGAAAGAGGCACTGTCACTTGAGGCATGTGCAGAACGCTATGAGCTTGACACTAAGAAGCAAGACACACTCAAAGAATACTTCAAGCAAGGCTTGTCTACTCGTGACATACCACACGCAGAGTTGTCTGAGTACTTGTCACATGACTTACATGCTACGCAGCAATTGTTCAATCGTTTGCAGACGAAGTACGAGGAGTGCAGTTCACTGGAACCAACGATCACTCTGACCAATCAGCTTGCAATACACCTTGCACGTATTTACCAACGTGGCTTTCAGGTAGACATGGATGCATTGATGAAGGTGCGTGATGAGTTTGAGCAAGAACGTAATGTCCTTTCAATTGCACTAGAAGAACAGGTTGCAGATCTTATGGGTGACAGACCCATCAATCTCAACAGCCCAGAGCAGAAGTCATGGGTAATCTACAGCCGTAGGCCACATGACAAAAAGGTGTGGGCAGACTTGTTTGATGAACGTATGCCTGACACAGAGTATCGTAGCACAGTACGACTACACAGTGACAGGTTGTACAAGCAGAAGGCACACCAGTGCAAAGCGTGTTACGGCACAGGACAGGTAAGAAAGGTAAAGAAAGATGGTACTCCATTCGCTAGGACAAATAGATGCACTGCTTGTAATGCTGCTGGCTTTGTATACACTGATACCACTACTCTGGCAGGACTAAAGTTCTCACCACCTACAGCCAAGTGGGTAAGCTCCAATGGCTTTGGTACAGATAAAGGTAACTTGCTATACCTTGAGGGCATTGCACGTTCCAAAGGTATGAAAGAGGCAGAGCTATTCTTACAGAACCTACGTAGATTGTCTGCAGTAGAAACATATCTCAGTAGTTTTGTAGAGGGCATAGCAACGCACGTAAAGAATGACGGTAGACTGCATGTACGCTTACTGCAACACCGCACTGGCACAGGCCGTTTATCAGGTGCAGACCCTAACATGCAGAACATGCCACGTGGTGGTACGTTCCCTGTCAAGCGTGTGTTCACATCACGTTGGGAAGGTGGTCAGATTATGGAAGCTGACATGGCCCAGTTAGAGTTTCGTGTTGCTGCGTTCCTTGCACAAGATGCTACTGCCATTGAAGAAGTGTCTACAGGCTTTGACGTACATGCTTACACTGCACAGGTCATCAGTGATGCAGGTCAGCCTATGTCACGTCAAGAGGCTAAGGCGCATACGTTTGCACCTTTGTACGGTGCCAGTGGTTTCGGTAGGTCACAAGCAGAAGCGACATACTACCAACAGTTTACGACAAAGTATTCTGGTATTGCCAAATGGCATGAGGCACTAGCCAAAGAAGCATTGAACACAGGCAAGATCACTACGCCATCTGGACGTGAGTTTGCTTTCCCTGACGTTGTACGTAGACGCTTTGGGGGTGTGACATTTTTCACACAGATAAAAAATTATCCAGTGCAATCGTTTGCAACCGCTGACATTGTACCCATATCTTTGATATACATAGATAGGTTACTAACAGCAAACAGGCTACACAGTTGTGTAGTAAACAGTGTACATGACTCAGTTGTGATTGATGTGCACCCAGATGAGAAGGACAAAGTACTAAAGGTTATTAGCACAGCTAATGATAAACTAATCGCAATCGTCAACCGCAAGTGGGGCATAGATTTCAATGTACCTCTATTATTAGAGGCAAAGATTGGTCCGAATTGGCTTGACGTAAAAGATGTAATATGATATAACCACCATTCGTCTAAAAGAAAAGGAGACTTAATATGAATCAAGTATCAACAATCGACACAAACAATTTCTCAGCAATGGCCCAAGCAATGGGCATGAACGCAGATGCACCAAAGCAATCTGCTAAGTCAAGTACGCTTGCACGTTTACGTATTCATCATTCACCCATCATGGGTCAGCAAGAGATTGCTGGTAAGATGAAGAACGTAGAGGTTGTAAGTGGTGGCACCTACAAGCTAGAGATCCCAGATGGGCCTACATACTACGCTGATAGTGTGTCTATTCGTCCTTACCTACAACGCTTCATGCACAAGAAGTTTGTCATGGGTAATGAGTCAAGACCAAACCGTTATGTCAAAACTGTTATGGCTAATGACCTTAACGCTGACATGAAAGACAACGATGGCGGCTTTAATTGTGGTAAACCTGCTGGCTTTATCCAAGATTGGGCTGCGCTACCAGACAATATGAAAGACTTGATTAGATCAATCAAGCGTGTTCGTGCATTGTTTGGTGTCGTTGAGATGGTCAATCCTACAGACGATCAAGGTAACTCTGTTGACGTAGAGTCTACCCCATTCATCTGGGAGATTGACAACCGTGACGCATTTAAAACAGTCGGTAAAGTATTTGCTGATCTGACAAAGATGCGCCGCTTGCCACCACAGCACTATGTGTCAATGACCACAACAGAAGTACCGTTACCTAATGGTAGCAGCTTCTATGTGCCTAACACTTCACTGGACTTGAACAATACGTTGGACATGGACAATGAAGCACAGGAGAACTTTGCTAGTTTCATGGCATGGATTGAGAATTACAATACGTATATCCTCAACTCATGGGATGAGAACATGCATAAGAATGAAGAGGTTGACACAGACACTGTGGAAGAGTTCGTAGACATTGACGCAGAGGATTTTGTCTAATGAACCATCCTGCTGAACTGGCGATCAATCAGTATCTTGAAGATGCTACATCTGGTAAATCAACAATGTCGGAAGAAACAATCAAACAGATTGGTGCAGATGTAATGGATGCTGTTAGACGCCAGTTTGGTGGGGGCAATAAGCGTGACAAGTTTCGGTTGCGTATGTCCAATGTGGGCAGACCGACTTGTCAGCTTTGGTTTGAGAAGAATAAACCAGAGAGAGCATTGCCTAAGCCAACAACATTCGTAATGAACATGCTGATGGGTGACATCGTAGAGGCAGCGTTCAAGGGTATCATAACAGAAGCAGGAGTTAAGTACGAAGACGATGACAACTTTGTTGAACTACAGTTAGGTGACACTACAGTAAAGGGATCGTATGATCTTGTGCTGGATGGGGCAGTCGATGACGTTAAGTCTGCATCGGACTGGTCATACAGAAACAAGTTTGAATCATTCCAAACACTGAAAGACAGTGATCCATTTGGTTACGTAGGTCAACTGGCTGGCTACGCTAAGGCTGCAGGTAAAAAGGCAGGTGGCTGGTGGGTAGTCAACAAAGCCAATGGTGGAATTAAATATGTTCCAGCATCGGGTATTGACATTGACGCAGAAATTACTACATTAGAAGATACTGTTGACACAGTAAATGCTAACGAGTTTAAGCGTTGTTTTGATCCTGTACCTGAGACATTCAGAGGTAAGGCATCAGGCAACAAAGTACTAAACGGTAATTGTAAGTTCTGTGACTACAGGTTTGAGTGTTACCCTACGCTACAAGAGTTACCATCTAAGGTATCTCAGGCTAAGGTAAAACCCATTGTGCCATACATAGAAGTAAAGGAGTATTAAATGTTAGGTGATGATGAAATAAAAGAAATGCAAGAGCAGATCAATGCTATGGAGCAGGATCTTCTTGAGCGTAAGAAAGCCTTACATGAGGCTAAGTATGCAGGGTTACGTTCCGCTATGGAAGCACGTAAGGCAGCAGAAGCAGCAGTACGAGAAGAACTACGCACACTGGGTGTAGCTACTGTAAGTAGTTTGCCTAGTCCTTGGAATGGGTTGTGGCGTATCTAATGAATGGCAAGCAGTTTGCCGCTGCTCTGAAACATGGGTATAGGAGTGGGCTAGAGATCAAAGTAAAAGACTACTTGGTAGAGCGTAATGTTCGTGTCAAGTACGAAGCCATCAAGATTGAATGGGAAGATCTTATGTACCGCACCTATACCCCAGACTTTGTGTTACCTAATGGGATCATAATAGAAACTAAGGGTAGGTTTACATCAGATGATAGACGTAAACATGCCGCTATTAAGAAACAGCATCCAAAGCTAGACATTAGGTTTGTGTTTGAGAGTAGTAGACGTAAGCTGAGTAAGGGTGCAAAGACAACCTACGGTCAGTGGTGTGAAAGAAATAAGATCCCGTACTATGACAGGATCATCCCAGAAGATTGGTTAAATGAAAAGGGTAAGGACATGCATCCTGATCTAATACATTTCCCATACAAAAAAGTGAAGAGGAAATAATATGGCAGAAGAAAAAGTATTTATGGACTTTGATCCAAATGATTTCATTGTACGTATCACACCTTTCCTAGACCAGAAGGGTAACTGGACAGGGGAGTTGATGGTAGGTACTGTGACTACAGGAGAGAACACTACTACAGACGATGACTACGTAAACCTAATGCGTCTGTGCCACATGGTTTGTGCATCTATCCCAGCTATGGAAGATGACAATGATATACGAGATACACTTGCCAAGTATGCCAATGATGTGTTAGAAGAAGAAGCCGCACCAAAAGCTACAGTGGAAAGTGTAGAAGATAATGTGGTTAAAGTAAAGTTTAATTAGAGGAGATACGTATGTCAGATAAGGATATGGTAAACTCACCAGAGCACTACAACTTTGCAGGAGTAGAATGTATTGATGCTATTCGTGCAGCAACTGGTGAAGAAGGTTTTCAGTACTACCTGCAAGGTAACATTATGAAATACTTGTGGCGGTACAGATATAAGAATGGTATAGAAGACTTACAAAAAGCACAGTGGTATCTAAACCAATTAATTGAGGAAGAGAACGGTGATAGTTAAAGTCTTCCTTACACTAGAACTAGACGAAGACGAATATCCTATTCCTGTGGATGGCTTTGTCGATGAAGAAGTAAAGGATGCACTACAGGAATTTATCTACGATGTAGATGGTATGAAGATTAAAGCAATGAAATTAATTACGGAGTGATGTATATGGACAATTATTTACCAACAGACTATCAATCCTTCATTCACAAGTCACGTTATGCACGATGGCTTGACACGGAAGGTAGGCGTGAGTCATGGTCTGAAACAGTAGAACGTTACATGGATAACGTTGTACGTACTAAGGCTGGCGATGACAGCTACGTAAACAAAATACGTGACGCTATTGTGTCATTAGAAGTAATGCCCTCTATGCGAGCTATGATGACCGCTGGTAAGGCACTAGAGCGTGACAACACTGCAGGGTACAACTGTAGTTACCTACCCGTAGATGACCCTAAGTCCTTCGATGAGGCTATGTTCATCCTCTTGTGCGGTACTGGTGTTGGCTTCAGTGTTGAGAGGCAGTTTGTATCTAAGCTCCCTGAAGTTCCTGAGTTGTTCGACAGTGATACAACAGTCGTTGTCAAAGACAGTAAGGAAGGTTGGGCTAAAGCGTTCCGACAAGTTCTTGCTCTCCTATGGGCTGGTGAGATACCCAAGTGGGATGTCTCTAAGGTGCGTCCTGCAGGTGCACGACTAAAGATCTTTGGTGGTAGAGCTAGTGGCCCTGCACCTTTAGTTGAACTATTCAACTTTGCTGTTACTACATTCAAGGGTGCACAAGGACGTAGGCTTTCAAGCATTGAGTGTCACGATCTTATGTGCTTCATTGGGCAGATTGTGGTTGTAGGTGGTGTACGTAGATCAGCCATGATTAGTTTGTCTAACTTGTCGGATGATCGTATGCGTCACGCTAAGTCTGGGCAATGGTGGGAGACTGCAGCGCATCGTGCGTTAGCCAATAACAGTGTTAGTTATACAGAGAAACCAGATATGGAAACATACATGCGTGAATGGCAGTCATTAGTAGAAAGTAAATCAGGAGAACGTGGTGTATACAATAGGCAAGCAGCTAAAAACCAAGCTAAAAAGTTTGGGCGTAGAGATCCAAATTACGAGTTTGGAACTAACCCTTGCAGCGAAATCATCCTTCGTCCATATCAGTTCTGCAATCTTACAGAAGTTGTTGTACGTGCTACAGACACTCTGGAAGATCTTGAACGAAAGATCCGTTTGGCAACAATTCTGGGAACTATCCAGTCAACCTACACCAAGTTCCCATACTTGCGAAAGGTGTGGTCTACCAATACAGAAGAAGAACGACTGCTTGGTGTGTCACTCACAGGGATAATGGACAATCCCTTGATGACATTAAGTAACAAAGGATTGGAGAAAACACTTGAACATCTTCGTGGGATCGCTGTATCTACTAATGCTGAATGGGCTGACCGTCTTGGTATACCTGTTGCTGCTGCAATTACATGTCTCAAACCATCGGGCACAGTCTCGCAACTGGTGGATAGTGCCAGTGGCATACATGCTCGCCACAGTGCCCATTATATCCGTACTGTCCGTGGTGATAATAAAGATCCGTTGACACAGTTTATGATGGATCAGGGTATACCCAATGAGCCATGTGTAATGAAGGGTGACACGACTACAGTGTTTAGTTTCCCTGTTGCTTCACCAGCAAAGTCAGTCACACGTAACGACATGACTGCCATTGAGCAACTAGAGATGTGGCTTATGTATCAACGACACTTCTGTGAGCACAAACCTAGCGTTACAATCTCTGTACGTGAGGAAGAGTGGATGGAAGTGGGTGCATTTGTGTACAAGTACTTTGATGAGATGTCAGGTGTGTCATTTTTACCACACTCTGAACACACTTATCAACAAGCACCTTACCAAGAGGTAGACAAAGATACATATGACATGGTACTACAGACTATGCCTGAACGAATTGATTGGGCTGGGCTGTCTGAGTACGAGAAAGACGATAACACTGTAGCAATGCAAACTATGGCTTGCTCTGGTGACGTGTGTGAAATAGTAGATATAACATAAAGGAGATATAATATGTTTGAAGTAATAACATTCTTAGCAGGTGCCGTAGTAGTGGCAGACTTCGTTATCCCAATGGTAGTGGATACAGTCTCAGGTATATTCTAATGTATGTGTTGGTGCTCATTATGACATTCCAAGGTGAGATGAAAATACAATCTTATCATACATTGTTTACAGACTACGCTAGTTGCAGGAAAGTAGCAGCACCAATGGAAGAAAGATTAGTGAGCACTAAACCTGCACCAGAAGCAACCGCAGTTACATACTGCATACAGTTACCAACATCTACATAAGGAGAAATAACATGGCAACATTAACATTAGATGACGTGGAGTATGAAACAGATAACTTCACAGAAGAACAAACTAAAATGTTACAGGAGATTACATTTAATAATAATATACAATCTCAACTAAACTATCAGTCCAACAGCTTGCAGATTGCAAGTGAATTACTAGTTGGCAAACTAAAGCAATCACTAGAAACACCAGCAGAATCGGAGTAAGTTTATGAAGAATACTAAGTCTTATAGAGAAGGTACTGAAGCGGAACAAGAGTTTATTTATTTACGTGGAGATAAGTTTGTACGTGCTGCAGACAGAAACGAAAACATAAATGAGCACTGGGATATTTTGGATAGTGAGTTTGGTAGAGTAGATGTTAAAGCAGCAAAGCGTAAGTATCGCAATGGTCCTGTAGACTATACATTGTGGTGGGAACTAAAGACAGTAAAGCGTCCACCCAATAATGAGTCAACAAAAGGATGGGGTGTACCTAATGGTGTTGATCGTTACATTGCAGTTAAGACTGAAGAGTATTTTTATTTAGTGAAACCAGAGAAAGTAATAGATGAAATAAATGACAAATGTAAAGAGTACTACAGAGGTGAGTTCGGATTACACACACGTCCTAATCGTGGTGATCTAATGACAATACTACCTCTATCCTTTGTAGAGAAACACGCAGATCACAAACTTAAAATAGCATAAGGAGTTTCTTATGATAAAAAAGACTAGCAGAAAAGACCGTGGCCTTGGTAAGTATGACGCACCATTGCGCTTTCAATATGATCAAGGTTACTCAGCCTTCAAACGTGGGAAAACAATTAATCCCTTTCACAAGGATACAATGCAATGCAGAGAGTGGGAGAGGGGATTTAATAAAGCCTACTTTGAACAACTAAAAAGAGTATTAAAGTATGAACAAACTAAAGCAGGAAGCGGAGCAGTTTCTACAGGAGAAGTACAACATGTCTGATTTCAATTCGTATCAACGTAATGCATCTAAGACTGCTATCTATCCTGATCAACACAAGATCCTATATCCTGCATTGGGTCTTGCTGGTGAGGCAGGTGAGGTAGCCAACAAAGTAAAGAAGCTTGTACGTGATGGGCCAGATAAGCGCCCTGAGACATGGCGAGAGGACATAGCCAGTGAAATAGGTGACGTACTTTGGTACTGTGCTGCACTTGCTACTGACCTTAACCTTACCTTGGGTATGATAGCTGGTCAGAATGAAGCAAAGCTAAGTGCTAGGAAAACTGCTGGTACAATAGGTGGCAGTGGAGACACACGATAGACAAAAATAAAGGGGGCTTAATTGCCCCCTCTTTTAGTATGCACCTTTGTATGCTTTAGCTATTTCTATTAACACTTTAATGTCATCTGGATCTTGTGGGTCTGGTGTCCTATCAAACCTATCTACAAAATCTGTAGTGGCAAGCTTACGAAAGTTTGGCTGTATCCTACGATACGCAGTAATAGCACGAGCATATGCATCACCCTGTGATACAGCACCCTCTTTTATCTGACGTTTAAACTCAGTAAGTTGTTCAGATATTAGTGGACGTAATTTATTTGCAACATACTCTTCCTCAGTAAACTCTTGACGTAATACATCAGAACCTTCTGCATACTCATTACGAAACTTATCCTCTTGCGTTTGCGCTAAGTCTACCAGTACATCCATATGACCGTTGATCATCTGTTGTTCAAAACGTTTGATAGTAGGAACCTTAGACTTACTGCCAAACTGCCTGTAATCAAAGCCTAGACTCATCAAGTATTCACCTGTCTCTGATGGACGAGATGTTAGTGACACACCCGCAAGTTTAAATGTAGGAAGTATACGTTCTTTACCTTCAGGATAGAATGGATATTCTTGTTTAGGTAATTCTGCTTCTTCTTCTGCAGATAAACCAAAGCCACGTTGTTGAAAAGATCTTTTTATTTCATTACCAAACGATGCTATACCGTCAAATGTAGGGTCTTGTGATACGTCTTTGTACTCATCACCACGTACACCTAGCCCACGTTGTGCATCAATTACTTGTGCAAAAGGTACAGCCCATGTGGTTAAGTAGTTGCCTATAGATCTACCTGCTGCACGGCCTACAGCTTCACCCGCAGTTAAGTCTGTTGCATCTGCAATCTGAGCAACCTCTTCAAGTATAGAATTACCAACACCTGTTCTAAAGTTGCTACCTGTAAACAGTTCTACAAACTCTTGTGTGTCGTACCAATCATCAAATGTACCGTCCATCAAACGCTTAGTAGCCTCACCTAGATACAGAAACTGTGCCATAGGATAGGTAGGTGTACTGTCCATCTGTGCCTCACTACCTACAGCAATTTGATTGTATTCTGCAGGAGCTTCTTCTGAGCTACGATACCAGTATCCAGCACCAACAGCAGCCATACCCATCATGTTACGTGTAATACGTTGCCTGTCCTTTGATGACAGAGGCCCACTACTTTTCATTGTAACAAGATCTTTTACTTTACGAGTAAGTGGTATAGATGCGCCAGCAGCATACTGACCCATTAGTTCCATACTGTTAAACATAAATCTTGGGAAGGGTACAACTACAGTAAGACCATTACGAGTTATAAAGCTAGACGTTTCACGAAAGATAGGTATCTCAGGTTGTTTAGCATATGTAATATCTAATGCTTTTGTTGTTGCATTGTCTACAAGATTAATAAAACTTGGCGCACCTTTTGGTCTAATGCTTGATGCGTCATTCATTAAGTCTTGTAACTTACCATCATTTAAGGCATCAATTAAATCTATATCATAGTGACGTTTAGTAAGTCTCTCTAGCTCACCAAAGAATTGACCACGGCGTATTAAGTATTCCTGCCATCGGTTAGGGGTATTAAGCGTGTCAACCGCATCCTCTAAACCAGACAATACTTTATCTACATTACTACCACTACCACGACCAGTCAGTTTTTGTATTTCATTTATGTTGTTGTACATGGCATCAAATTGTTTTGCCATCTCAGGGCGTTCTAATATTAAATCAGAATATCCCTTAGCTACATCAGGGCGTGAGAACATATACTTCATATTACTAAAACTACCACTCCAATTGTCACGAGATAGTAGCTGCCCTATGCCAGCCATAGTACCTTTGTTTTGTGCAGTATAGATCGCAGTATCCATTACATTGCCAAGGCTCTCCATAGGAGCACGTATGGCACCTGATGTAAGGTTACGTGCGGCTGTAGCTACTTGTGATACAAGGCCACCCCTACGTATGTTTTCAATACGCATTACACCCTTACGTAAGTCACCTGCTTCACGAGCTTTTTTAGCTACTTCATCTGCATCAATAACATTCTGTGGTTTCTTACGTTTAATCTGAGATAAAGAGTTAAGTACCTTACCAGCATCTGAACCTGATCCAACCACCGTAAGTACATAATCTTCAAATGATAGGCCGTACTTATTAAGTATATCTATTAACTCATCACCACCTATCATGTCTTTACTGATGGTAAGATTTAAAAGATTATCAATAACAGTTTTCTTATTATCAAATGCTTCTGGTTTTAATTGTTTTAGTTCTGATGCAGCAGCTACAATACCATCAAACTTATTTGGATTAAGTATAGGTGATGTAATTGTATCTTCGCCTAGTGCTAGATCAAACAACGCACCGTCACGTTCTGTAACTTCTATAGCAGTTTCTCTACCTGCTGCACGAGATAGTTCAGGGTCTATAGTTAATACCCCGTTTACTTCTGTTGATACTGTTTTGTTTGTCTTTTCTTCAAACTCACGTATAATTTGATTAGACAAATCTACATTTTCGTCTGCTACTTTTTTAGCTGCAAGTCTAGCTTCTTCTGCAGTTTCAAGTGTAGCCAGTTTAGCACCTTCTGGATTATATCTATTGGCAGTTTGAAGTAATTTCTTTTGTATATTTACATTTTTAATAGTTCTTTTTACTTCACCTGCCACACGCCTTGGTGCAAACAAACCGCTAAGTGCAGGAATAGTTTCTGAAAATTCAGCAAACGTACCAAAGGACTGCAGTATTTCACCACTAAGTTCTCTAGCGTCATCAGATTTAGCGTATCTACCACCCGCAACTGCAGAGTTAATAGTATCATACAAGAATGGAACATTGTCTTTTAGTATATCTAATCCAGCAGTGAGCGTATCGTCACTGTACGCAGATATTAAATCTACACCATACGCTACAGACATTAATGCTTTTGGCGACAGCTTAGATAGACCTAATTCAATTGCACCAGCATCACGTCTACCTGACATAGAAATAGGATTACCTTCTTCGTCCAAGTTTAACATACTATTTTCTATGTTCTTAGAAAACTGTTGCATTTCTTCTTCAGATAAACTGTCTAAGTATTCTATAGTTTCAGTGTGATCTTCTTTTGCTTTATCTACAGAAGACTTACGCTCTGTAGGATCTTGTGTGTAATCATAGTATGGTACAGCGTCATCAGGAACAGGCATCATACGTTTACTGTAGTATTCTACGTATTTATCGTCTTCTTCTGGATTAATTGTCTCAGGCTGTTTAACAATTTCTGTATCTGTATTTGTATTTTGTTGTATAAATTGAAGCATATCTTCCGCAGAAGGAGAAACTTTTTCTTCATCAACTTTTTCAACTTCAATAACAGAAGGAGCAGCAGGGGTTTTTCCACTACTGCTCTGTATGAACTGTAACATTTCT